ACGTTCTTGTCGCGCAGAAGCCGCTTGGGCAACTCTACCTTGCAACTCCCCGACAAACCAAGAGCTGCATCTATAAACACCACCTGGGTTCGTGGATTCGTCTCTCAAACTGCCTCCTTTTCCATTCTCATATCCAATATCTCTCCATTGTGTAAATGGTGTCCGACTACCGCAGTTGGTAGCTTGTGCGCAAGAAAAGTCCATTTGTACCCAAGTATGAAATGGGATAGAAGTAGACCGACAAATTTTGGCGGCGTCGGTTGTAAAAGAACCGTGAGGTATCACACCTAGACATAAAAATAAAAGCACCAACATCGGATGTTGTATCTGTATTGTCTTCATTAGAATATTCTTATATAGTTTGATTACATAATAATAAGAATAATAAGAATAATAGGAATAAAAAGTAATATTGTAATATACTAGTGCTATTACAATACAATACAATAGAATACAATAGAATACAATATGAACTCAATCAAAAACCTCATCCGAAATAATTTAGCAGGGTCGGCGATTCTATTGTATGTCGTCGTATTTATGCTGGTTCAGTATGCCAATCCATCGTTTATTTATAATGATGATGGCAGCTTACGGGAATTCGGCATTGGATATGCTAGCAAGACGGTGTTGCCAATATGGCTCATAGCAATCGTGCTAGGAATTCTCTCGTATCTCTTTGTGTTTTATGTGTCAAGACCGGCCACAAGTATTCTTGTGTAACGTCGTTAATTACTTTCGCCATTGGCTCCAGTAATTAACTCCGTTACCTTGTCTCGCGTCGCTGCGCTCGTTCCGCTTCTCGCGTCGTTCACTCGTTCCGCTTCTCGCGTCGTTCACTCGTTCCGCCTTCGGCGCCACTCGCCACTCCGCTCGGTCATCGTCGCCTATATTTTGACACATTTTTCATAATTCCGATCCGATATCGCGAGAGATACGAGCGGAAGCGGAGCGAGTGGCGCCGATATTTTGACACATTTTTCATAATTCCCATCCGATATCGCGAGAGATGACCGAGCGGAGTGGGGAGTGGCGCCGTAGGCGGAACGACACTAACGACGCGAGACGCGACGTTCAACCTGTCACCGTCATCACTTTATTCTTCTCCTCCGCCTCCAGCTTCTTCGCCGCTTCCTGCTTCTCCTTAAGCACCTGTGCGCGTATCTTCTGTTGTTCTGGCGTGAACGAACAACCCATATTCAGTAAGTAATTATAACTGATACTCACAACCAGCAAACCACACAGCACAAGCCACACAAACTCGCCCACAATCGTCTTCATCATCAAGAATTTCCGGATTTTCTCCAAGTCTTCTATTTTGGCTGACGGTCTAATAAGTCGCGACTCCTTGAAACTATCCCAGAATCGGTCTAGATTATCCAAGCCGAGCTCGTTGAGGATAATAGACTGGTCGGTATAGATTTGTTCTAAAGCCCGCCCAATATCGCGTTTATTTTTTATGTCATCTTTAGGTATATCCGCGCTATCCTGGAGTCCTCCGTCGCTGCCGCCGCCGCCGCCCTTTTGCGGCGACCCCTTCTGCGCCTCTGGTGCTAAATCAAACTGCGGCGTTAAAATCGCATTGAATACGTCTTTCAAGTCCGTGACCGCCGACACGAACACATATCCGAAGGTATTGCTGAACGGTGTGAGCCAACCAGGAAACACGATGAGCGCGGCCTTTAACACACCTAAAACGATAAACCACGGCAACACGGTGGCGACGAGCGCCGTCTTTTCCTGATCGAACCCGCAAATATCCTTTGACATTGCGAGATTGATGAAGTATTCACCGATGATGAGCACGAGGAAAAACAGCGTGGTGATTCCACCGCTTAAGACGCCATTTTTCGTGTATTTGTAATATGAATAAGCGCCGAATACCGCCAAGAAGAAGAATATCGCAACCGATGAACTTAATTCAGCCATAGTAATTACATAATACACGGATTATTATACTAGCAATTCTCTCGCGTTCGCATTCTCCCCTTATTTTTTCCCATTATAGAAAAGCGAAGAAGCACAGCCGCGAAGAAGCAGCGATAATGAACGACAATGCGCCAGCCCCCTCACTTACCGAGCCAGGTGTCCGGTATTTTTTAAGCAAATCTCTTGAGCAGTGTCACCGAGTCAAGGATTATTATCACACACAAACATTTAATTTCACGATGAGTATTGCGTTCTGTATATGTTTAGGCGTATTCTTATACATGCGATACAAAGGCAAACCCACACCGGAAGAAGTAGAGGCGAAGAAACGGAGACAGCAGGAATACATTCTCTCAAAACTCAAAATTGTAAACGCCACACATTATGCGCAAAGTAAAGGCATACCGATGGATGCGCGAACTCACCCCGCGGGGAATGGACTGGGGATGCTTACCAATCTACCGGCGTGGAAGGGGCCAGGAGACGACTATTGAATCGTCTCGCGTCTCGCGTCGTTCACTCGTTCCACCGCCGCGTTGCGTCGGTTCCACTCGCCACTCCGCTCGGTCATCTCTCGCGTCGTTCACTCGTTCCGCCTTCGGCGCCACTCGCCACTCCGCTCGGTCATCTCTCGCGTCGTTCACTCGTTCCGCCTACGGCGCCACTCGCCACTCCGCTCGGTCATCGTCGCCTATATTATTGGACCGGATTTGGTCCCGTTCTGCTCGGTCATCGTCGCCTATATTATTGGACGGGATTTGGTTCCGTTCTGCTCGGTCATCGTCGCCTATATTATTGGACCGGATTTGGTCCCGTTCTGCTCGGTCATCGTCGCCTATATTATTGGACGGGATTTGGTTCCGTTCTGCTCGGTCATCGTCGCCTATATTATTGGACCGGATTTGGTTCCGTTCGGTTCGGTCGTCGCAAATACGTTCGCATATTTCTACGTATAGTATAACAAATACGCGTCAATCATTATTATGAGCAACACATCTGTATACCAAGATTTACACGCAGCTATTCAAGAACGCGGGTCCGGGTCCGCGCAATACGGCGGTGGTGGCGGCGGCGCAGCCGCATCTCGTATCGCCCAGCAAAAACAGACCCAAGACACCCGCGACAACCTGAAAAAGGCCACCCGCGTCCTCCTTGAAATGACGCGCAAGCAAGAAGACGCCCTTAAAAAGCATCTACAGCGCGCAGCCGACCCCAATGAGTTCCGCGCAATGGTCTACCCCTACCAACTCATCCCCGAAGAAGAGCGCGCGAAAATCAACGACGCCATCCACGGCTATTACTCCTTAAAGGAAAAATACCATTCCGCGCTTGAAAAGCGTCGCCAACGTCTAATGAACGACCCCATCATCAACTGGAAATCACTATCCTCCCAGCAAAAGGCCAAACGCCTCGCAATGATTAAGCCTGCGTGCGTCGTGTGTCGCCAGGAAGGCGGGTCTGTATTCACCGAGGTAGACGGCAAACTGAAGGCCATCTGCGGGAATATCTCTCAACCGTGCGGGTTTCATATTGAAGTCGCGCGCGGAAAGTATATAAGTTTAGAAACATTGATGAATGAATCGCTGGAAGAAGTCCGCGCAACCAAGGACGAAATCATCCGAATGAAGTTGGACCTATTATTTAGGTTCATCGGCGAGGACGAGCTCCTGGAGCAGTTTGACACGATCCAGCATAAACTACAAGAACAACTGAAAATGTATGCGGAGTTCCGTAGCTATTATTTAAGCGTAACCGATAATGATGATATCCGCGCCGATACGGATACACTGACGCGCGTAATTTCCGAGAAGGTCGCCCTTATTAAGGAATATATGACCGAGTTCCGCGACTCCGAATGGAAGAACCGAAGCATCATTGATGATATTCTTGTGCTTTATCAGCAGGATATTGAGCCGGCGTATATGAAGATGCGAGAGACGAAGTATATTTACTCGCAGGTGGAGACAACGGAGAATGCCAACGGTGCGCTAGTTCAGATGTATAATGACCGCGAGTTCAATCTCTCGCAGAAGCGGTATAGCTACAATGAGCTTTATATGCCGGTGATTATGCCGATGTGGATTGCGGATAACCGGATCGTGAGCCAGCCGGTAGGTCCGGTGGTCGCGCCGGGAGGAGCGGCTGCCGCAGCAGTGCGAATGCGTCAATGAGCGCGTTATTATCGCAACATTATATAATACCCTCGTCATCGTCATCATCCCAATGATTAATATTTTCAACCACATTTCCCTTCCGATTTTCATCGTAAGCCTCTCCGTGGGTCTATTTTATGTCTATATTTCCGTCCCGAAACCGAAGGTTATTTATGTCTACCCGACCCCCGACAATATCCGCAATTTCCAATTTAAAGACCACGCAGATAACTGTTTTTCATTTAATGCCAAGGAGGTGAACTGTGCGAGTGCGAAGGGGGCGGTGAAGAAGATACCGGTCCAGTAGCGTAGTGAAACGGAGCCGAATGGAGCGTAGTGAAACGAAGCCGAATGGAGCGTAGTGAAACGAAGCCGAGCCGAATGGAGCGTAGTGAAACGAAGCCGAGTGAAACGAAGCCGAATGGAGCGAAGTGAAACGGAGCCGAGCCGAATGGAGCCGAGTGAAACGAAGCCGAATGAAACGAAGCCCACCCCGAAGCCCACCCCGAAGCCGAACCGACCCCTATCCAATTTCTAATTTATATCTGTTATATATTAGAATACTTATTGTAATACCCGCAAATAATATGGGTTTTCAGCGTCTGCTTCATACCGAGACTGGTCGTATTATTATGTCTATCGTGCTTGGTCTGGGTATCGCATCCCTGTTTCGCAAGGTATGTAAAGACCGGTCATGTATTGCGTTTCGCGCACCCCCCCTCAAGGATTTAGAGAAGGATACGTATAAGTTGGGTGATAAGTGTTATGAATATAAGACAAAGGCAGTGAAATGCGAGGCGGGGAAGAAGGATGTGAGTTTGCACTAGGCTCGCGTCGGGTGCTCGTTGCGCCTCTCGCGTCGGGTGCTCGTTGCGCCTGCGGCTCCACTCGCTCCCTTCCGCTCGGGGATTATCGCCTATAAACGTGTCCAATTTTATCACGCATCGCTCGCGTCGTGCGTCCAATATGTATCCCAACCAATATTGATATACATATATTTAGTAATATTCGTATGAGCGACACCACCAGTATTGACGACCTCCCTTTAAGTAGCCAAACGCCGGGTTCGGGACACACCCCCTACGGGGGCGGCAATATCGGCGGCGGTGGCGGGGGCGGCGGCGCACCACTCATCTACTCCCCCAATGTAGGCGGCGAACCAATGTCATCGCACGGACCGACACAAATCCCCGGCAATGTTATGAATGAAGTCCTCCAAGGCGTCCAGCGTGCCAGCGCCAACGGGATGACAATGATACCTACGAGAGATATTCCGATGAATCCCAACTCATACACACACGATGACCAGTCGCGACCCAATTATGTTCCGCAACCGCCCGGGGCTGGGTCAGGCCATTTCTCCGACGGCGCGGGCAGTCACGATTATATCAAAGAACACACCTCAATGGAAAGCATCGTCCGCGCCAACGCGCGCCAGTCTAACCAAATAGACACCCTTGAAGCGATTTATTACGACTTTCAAATGCCGATTCTCATCGGTGTTCTGTATTTCATCTTCCAGATGCCCGTTTTCCGCGCACAGCTGCTCCACTTCCTGCCGTCATTATTCGGCGAAGACGGGAATTTCAAAATGATGGGTCTAACGGCAACCAGCGCGATGTTCGCAGGCACGTTTTTCGTCATTATGAAAGTATTCAATAAGTTGGGAGAGGGACTGAGGTGATATTATGTTTGTTTACGCTTCCGCGTCTTCTTCTTCGCCTTCGCATCCTTCGCCCCCGCCGCGTGCTCATACGGAATATATCGCAAGAACCATTCCTCAAATTCACGCGAATCACGCTTCCCCTTCAACTCTTCGTATTTCTCCGTCTTCTCAAATCGCATTGACTCCAATGTCGGTTGTTTCCCATAACAATTGATACTGAAACGCCGCAATAATCCACTCTGCTTGAGGCGGTTATGTTGCTGGACGTCAAAGAGAAATTGTGACATACACAGAATGCGGTTGATGTCATAGTATACGCGGTCAGCGTAAATAAACGCCAAATAAAAACTCAACATTGTATCTATTGTCGCAATACGGATAGACTCGCCCTTTCCCGCTCCTGCGTCGCCGGCGCCGTCACCGGTACCGTTTACCCGTATTGTATTATAACTATGGCACGCGAGAGGTTTATACAAGAACGCGATGACTTCATCGCCGATACGAATATCGTAATGCTCGGAAATGACCTCGCCGACACCAGCGTGCTTTGTGTATTTAACGCCGGTATACTTATGAGCGGTGAGTTCGCGGACTACGGCCTCGCATAACTCGCGGGGTTCTTCCGAGAGAATATCAAAATCGGGGATTTTCTGGACGATACGGCGACGGTGTTTTGGCATATATCGCGAATACAGGATATTCGCATACCCGCCGAAGAAGACTGCGCGGTTCTTAATGAATACGTCCCGGACGATATTATAGACATCGGTCTCTGCGAGTTCTTTCTCTTGGTTGCTGGAATAGGACACATTGGATTTATGGACAGAGTATTCTGGGCTCCGGCTCGGGCTCGGGCTCCGGCTCCTGCTCGCGTCCGCCGGGCTCGCATTCGCGCTCTTGCTCGGGCTCGCAGTCGCGCCGATGTCGCTCGCTTCTCGGCTCTTCTTCGTCACCGGGCTCGCGTCGATGTCGCTCGCTTTCATAGAATATAATACAAAGGTATCATCCGCCCCAAGTAATCTCTCGTATGTCGCAATTAAACGATACCGATGTGTAAGTTTATCTTCATCTACCGTATACTTGAAATCTCCAATTGTCTCTTCGTGGGAAGGAACGGTGTGATACAATCGCTTCAAATACGCACCCAGATGATGATATTTGCGAATTACGGTGCTGATTGCCTTACGCTTAAGCGCCTTTACTGATCGAGTCGCACCGCTGCCGCTGCCGCCCTTTTTAACCGTCATTGACGCCGACCGGGACGCAGACCTTTTCCGCGTTCTTGAAATACTAACTTCCCCTGTATTCGCCTTTGTAGCCCCTTCAAATCCGCGCTGGTATTCTATTTTATCGCATTGATAGCCTTTCAGTGGGTAATGAGTGTTCAATAAGGTTAATCGTTTCTGGACCTTCTCCCAACGCGATACGTCGCCGTCGGGGCGCGATAACTCTAAATACATTGCCATCCGAAGAAAGTCGGGCGGAGCATACCGGATTCCTTTTTTTACAATTGCGTCGCGAGAGATTGCCTTAAATAACGCAGGTTCCATCTGGGTTATGTCCGCAATCCCCGTGAAGTTCACGAACACCTTATACGTCCCGTGATGGACGCCAGATTTGGCTTCTACATCTTCATATCCCGCCTTGTAATATATATCCGCTAGCTCCTTCGCATCGTCTAGAGCATTATCCGAATAAAAGTCATAATCGGGGAGTTCAATGTCCTTGTTATAAAACTGGGCGTCTTCTGGGAGTATATTATTGATGGCGGTCCCGCCATAACAGACGAGCTTTTTACGCGCGATGAAGTCCTCTACGGTGGATATAATGTTCTTAACTTTGGGATCTTGGATGATGGCAGAACCCTTTCGTTTTTCCATTACATCTACAGCATCGCGCAGGATTTCAAGTTCTTTTTCTTCATATGACTTATTGTCGTCGGCGCCGTCGCCGTGGCGGCGTTTGTTCTTCCGCGACATCTCAAGTAATTCTCGTTATATAACCTAATATATAACAAGAAGATAAAACTCGTGTTCGCCACGTCGTTGCGGCTCCGCCTCCACTCGCGACGAACACTCGGACAATCTTCGTCAATTCATACGCTCGTGTTGTTGGGTAGGTCGTCCATCCATTTCCTTTGGTTTCAAGCGAACACGAGAGTCACGGAATTGACGAAGATTGCCTGAGTGTTCGTCGTGAGTGGAGGCGGAGCCGCAACGAAACGGCGAACACGAGAGCGTAATGTATCATAAATTCGCGATGTGCGAGTGGAGCCGACCCGAAGGGTCAGGCGCAAGGAACACCATCGCGAATTTAAAGGGTAATCTTAACCCCACCCGCCGCCTCCGCAGGTCGTGCCTCCATAGACGCCTTCGGATTGGGTGGTGCCGGCGGAGCAATCGTAATCGGAACATAACGCAAATCGGCCGGTTTCAAAATGAACGCATACCCCACCGACGCAAATTTATCCTCATATGCTTTCAGTTTCTCATCGCGCGCCTCCTCCTGAAAGCACATCGTGGCAATTTGGCATCCCCATGTGAAAGGCCCATTATGCCCGTCGTTGATGGGTCGCCCCCCTTTATCCGGAACCACCAAACACATATTCTTCTTATTCGCGTCTTTAAATGCCTGCGGGTCACCAATATTTTTCACTCCGAAATAAGTATACTTGGAAAGGAACATCGTATTGGAGCTCATATTGATTAATTCAAACAATTTCGTTTTACGGTATACCGGGTTCGTTCCATCCACCATCAAAATGACTTTCCCCCGGAAGTCGGAGAGATTTTCATTTCCTAAATCTTTGGTTTGAAACTCGCGCCCGTATTTCGGCCCAAGCAAGTTTCGCGCGACAGACTTGCTCTGTGTTATGATTTTCGCAAGGTTATCATACATTGTTATATTCCGCGACATCATTCGCATATGAATGATGAAGGGGTCGCCTGGATTAGGGCATTTGGATCCCGAGAACGCATAACTGCCTAATACCTCTAATGCGTCGGATACAGGAATATGGTTATACATCTCCTTATAATTAAATGAATTCACGGAAGAAGCGGCGATAACAGGTTGGTTATCTACCGAAAACACCTCAAAATCAATGAACCGGCAACCACGCGCGAGGACATAGAGACACGCGTCCATACTGACAGTAGAGTTCTTGAATTTATCGGGATTGAATGCGTTATACGCCGCCTTGATGTAATAATCGCGCAACTTGAATCGGCTTTGGCTGTCTTCTGGGTTGATGGACGTTATATTCTTTTCAATAAATTCTTTCACATTTGCGTCGGGGTTCTCTAGACCCTCTTTACCAGTGGGCGCGACGGGCGCGACGGCGGGCACGGGCGCTATCTTTTTCCGCTGATGGACCGTCATTTCATTTTCGGTCGTATCTACTGTAAAATTCTCGGTGGATAATACATCGGAAGAAAACAGAAACGGTTCAACACCCGTCCCTTTTTTAATGAGTGTCGTTACCTGCGAGAGAATATCGTCCGCCGCCGGCGGCGGCGCCGTCACTGTCACCGTCGCCGGCGCTGTCGCCTCCTTTTTATCGGCGTCCGGTTTAAACCCTTCTATCCTTCCGCCACGACGACACCTCCCTTTAATGAGGTCCGATATCTTCCATATTGCGAATACTAATATAATGACACCTATAAACACGAATTCTACTTGATTTTCTTTCATTTGCCGCCAGTGTTATATATCGTTGTATATCGTTGTATATCGTATAGATTTTTATATAAAGTTATTACAAGTAGAAACATCAAATAACCAACAATACTAAATGACCGGCGGTTTATTAAATCTCGTCGCCACCGGCAACCAAAATGTGATTCTCAATGGCAACCCCAAAAAATCATTTTTCAAAAGCACCTATCTTAAATATACGAATTTCGGTCTTCAAAAGTTTAGAATTGATTTCGACGGCCAGAAGAAATTGCGAATGACGGAGGAGTCCAAGTTCACATTTTATGTGCCGAGGTATGCGGAACTATTGATGGATACGTATGTCTGCGTGACACTGCCCTCTATATGGAGCCCGATTCATCCTCCGGCAAATGTGGGCGATATGTGGGCGCCCTATGAATTCCGCTGGATTGAGAATCTCGGCACCCAGATGATTAAAGAAATCGTGATTTCCGTCGGTGGAATGACTCTCCAGCGGTTCACCGGCCACAATTTGGCGGCGATTGTAGAGCGCGACCTAGATAATACCAAGCGCGAATTGTATAATGAGATGACTGGCCACGTTCCTGAATTATATAATCCAGGTTGTTCGGGTGCGCGCCTCAATCAGTATCCGAATGCTTATCGCACGACCAATGTCGCCGGCGCGGAACCCTCTATTCGCGGGCGCAAGATATACATCCCCATCAACGCGTGGTTCACAATGTCATCCAAAATGGCGTTCCCCCTGGTATGTCTCCAATATAATCAACTCCAGATTGATGTCACACTGCGTCCTGTGAAGGAATTATTCACCATTCGTGATGTAGGCGACGCGGGGAATTATTGGCCCGTCGTTCAACCCGACTTCACGAACCCCCTCCACCAAATGTGGCGATTTTTATACCCGCCTCCCAGTATTGATTTATCGCTGAATTCATACCCGAGTATTCGCACTGACTGGAATGCGGACGTCCACCTGATGGCGACCTACTGTTTTCTCTCGGATGATGAGTCCAAGGTGTTCGCGGCGAACCAACAAAAATACCTGATTAAGTCCTATTATGATTGGACGTTTAATGATGTCACGGGGAATAGGAAGGTTAAGATTGAGAATTCAATGGGAATGGTATCGTCATGGGCGATGTTCTTCCAGAGAAGCGATGTGAATTTGCGAAATGAGTGGAGCAATTATACAAACTGGCCTTATAATTACCTGCCCTATGATATTATACCCGCACCTATTGACGATGATTGGCGCCCCGTCTCGTTTAGTGAAGTCGTTACCACGGCGAATGAGATTCAGACGACGGCGTGGAATGATAAATACACAAATGACCGCTACTACTATGATAAGAACGGGCCGAAGAATGGGATTGGACCTGGTATTAATCCGGGTGATAAACGCCTCACCGGCCTTCACATTACGGGGGATTTTCAGTCTGAGAATGAGCGCGACATTTTACAGATGTTGGGGATTTCACTGAACGGAAAATACCGCGAGAATTTGCTCGATGCCGGTGTATACAATTACGTGGAGAAATATACACGAACACGCGGGAGTGCGAAACCGGGGATATATTGTTACAATTTCTGCTTGAATTCGGACCCGTATGACTTACAACCGAGTGGCGCTATCAATATGAGTAAGTTCAATCAGATTGAGCTGGAACTCACGACGATATATCCGCCGTTGGATACTGCGGCGGAAGTGAAGGTGATTTGTAATCCGAATACACGAGAGATTATCGGTATGAATAAGCCGAATGTCAATATATATTTGTATTCATACGATTTTCATATACTGGAAGAGAGGTATAATGTGCTGACATTTGTGTCGGGGAACTGTGGGTTGATGTACGCGCGGTGATTCCGTAGCTCCGCCTCGCGGTTCACGTCGCTCCGCAGCTCCTCCTCGCGCGATGCGCTCAGTTCCGCTACTCCGCTCCGCGGTTTACGCCCCCGGGTTGTTCGGTATTTAGCACAGTATTGGCACAGGCGCGGAGCGGAGTAGCGGAACCGAAGGTGGAGCTGCGGAGTGACGTGAAACGTGAAGCGCGAACAGGAATAATCTATTGTATATATAACCTGAATACATATACAATGGCGGATGACGATAATGAAGAAACAAATGTAGACGACGCCGGCGCCGAAGAAGAAGAAGAAGAAGAAAGCACTTTTAGCAAAGTCGGCGGAATGTTTGGTGGTGGCGGCGACGAGGGCGAGGAGGAGGACGAGGGCACCAAAAAAAAGAAAGCTGCCGCCACGAAAACGGCTATGAAAACAATGTTTGACATCGCCGCACTCAAAGAATTCGGCCTGAGTGTGTTAACGCTCTTCATTGAAACACTCATTATTTCCGTTATTTGTGTCAACATCTTGTTCTTCTGTGCTCCTGAAAGTATCCGTATGAATAGTCTCAATCTAGAAAAACTATTCCCCACCGACCGACACAAGTGGCCGTATTGTTATACGAATGAATACACGTCGTGTGATGCGGATTGCGAAGATAAGTTCGGCGGAATCGCCGATGACCCCAAACTATCGTCGGGTAAAAAAATCTACCTGAAAGCCGCAATTATCCTGGATACATATGTATTTAAGTGGTTCTGCTTGACAAAGGAAGATATTGACATGGTTAAGGAGAGTGTTGATGAAGGTGTCACGAAGGTCAACCTGCTGAACTGGGACTTTATTAAAGCGCGACTCAAGCAGTGGATTAACAATTCCTTCATATTTTCATTCTCATCCGACCGCGCAATGTTGCTATATATCTTTGAATACATCACCAAAATCTCGCACAGTATCCCGAAGGAATTATACGACGTCGTATCGCCGTTGCTGATTATTTTTATGCCATTTGTATTTCTATTATTTGCGGGGTTTATGTTGATGGGTGGCCCCTTTTTCACCACCGTAATCGGAATGATTGTCAACCAAACCGACAATCGTAAGGAATTCATTGGCGGGTCGTTATGGTCATTATTTACCGCATTTGGTATCGGTATATTGCCCGTCATTTCATACATTGTCCAGCTCATTCAATTCATCGGCACATTCTTTATTTATCCACTCCTTCATTGGGACCAGTATCGTGAACTATATGCGCGGTATGTTCCAATTATATTCTTCTTCTTTAATTTGACGCTGATGTTTTATGCGTTTGAGTATCTGGACCTCAATGTCGCAGCCATTGTCATTTTGATGTTGCTGACACTGTATCTCACCCACTATTGGCAGGGTATTATGAACTTTTTTGATAAAATAAAGAATTGGGGCGCGTAGTATTCTAGAAAGAACATAAACAATTCATCGTATAACGTAGTATACCGTATTATACGATGGGTAATGGAAAAAAAGCACGCGGCAGCGCCAGCGCAACCGTCGCAAGCGCCCCAGATAAGTCAACACCGGAATATTTCAAAAAGTACCCCTTTGTGAGTGTATGCACCCCCACATTTAACAGACGCCCCTTTATTCCCGCAATGCTCGCGTGTTTCAATAACCAGGAATACCCACAAGACCGTATGGAGTGGATTATTATTGATGACGGCACTGACCCCGTGGAAGACCTGGTCGCATCACATCCTCGTGTTAAGTATTTCAAATATGATACGAAAATGACACTGGGAATGAAGCGCAACCTGCTTCACGAGAAGTCGCGGGGTGAAATTCTCGTATATATGGACGATGATGACTATTATCCTCCCCAGCGCGTATCTCACGCGGTCCATATGCTTGTTACCCATCCAGACGCATTATGTGCCGGCTCAAGCGAGATTTACATTTATTTCAAACATATCGCGCAGATGAAGCGATTTGGGCCCTATGGTCCAAACCACGCAACGGCGGGCACATTTGCGTTCAAGCGTAAATTATTGAAGCATCATCGGTATAATGATGAGGCGTGTCTGGCGGAAGAGCGCGCGTTCCTGAAAGATTACACAGTTCCCTTCGTTCAGCTGGACCCGATGAAGGTCATCCTTGTATTTTCCCACGACCATAATACATTTGATAAGCGCAAGTTGCTGGTAAACGCAAACCCGGATATCGTGCGCGATTCGCCCAAGAAGGTGATGGACTTTATAAAAGACGCCGCCCAACGTCGGTTTTATATGGTGGAACTGGAGAAACTTCTGGAAGATTATGCGCCGGGTCGTCCCGAAATGAAGCCGGACGTCATCGCACAAACCTTACAGTTGGAGAAGGAGCGTGCGAAGATGGCGGAGGATGCGGCGGCGGCGGGCGGAGGAGGAGGGCAAATTATTCTACAACAACCAGGTGAAGCGCCGGTTACACTTAATAATCAACAAATCGTCCAAATTATGCAGAAATTACAGACAGACCTTGATGAACGTAATAAAGAAATCGCACAATTAAGGGAGGAGAACCGTGTTCTTAAAGAAAGTTTTTTTAACGAACGCATTCAGACGATGGCGCCCCCGGCACCAGCCCCGGCACCAGCCACGGCACCAGCCCCCGAACCCGAAACGATAATATTTGTATAATTCCATTCATTCCATTCATTCCATTCATTCCATATAATATAGAAAAATACAAATCTCTATATTATCACCTATTTATGCCTTTACGATTTCAACTGATTTAACAAGCATAACCAAAAAGCTATTCTTTGACTCGTTAATAACGAACTCACGTGTCTTGTTATATTCTTCAAATTTGCCCTTGATAATACCTTCAATCTCGCTCACCGGAAGTTCGTCCTCTTTGGTCTTATATTTGTTGCTCTCACGGTCATTGGTATTGGCGTCGTCGTCGTTGTCGTCGTCGCGGTCGCGGTGACGACCCCCCTTGGACTTTGATTTTGACTTTTTATGCGACGACGACGACGCGACGACGACCGGTTTCTCTGGCTCAATATACTCCCACTCGCCAATTGCCTCAATCGTTTGATTGTTTGGATTGAACACAATAGAGTCAGAATTGAAAACAAGCGCGGAACCGGGCGCGTGGTTATAACTGTCAAGGTCAATCTCGGTTATTAGGTCAAATTCGTCAAGAAATTGATTTTTGCGAAGATAGCTACGAATATATCCAATGATTTCGGGTGTTAGTTTCACAGTGTATGTCTTATTCTCGCTGTCGCTGTCGCTTCCACTGCCGCTGTCGCTTCCACTGTCACTGCCGCTTCCACTGCCGCTTCCACTGCCGCTTCCACTTCCGTCACCGTCACCGCCGCCACCGCCACCACCGCTTCGGAGTTTGTTAGACTTCGGCTTATCTGCGGATGTAGAAATACACTCCACTTCGGTGTCTAAAATTAAACGATATTTTGCGTCAAAGGAAATAGATGCGCCCATTGAATGTTTCTAAATACTCATTATATCTTTTTGGGTTTATTCAAACGCACCCACACTATTTAGGTCCGCAATATTTTCACACTCGGGTTCCATCTTTTCCATATATTTGTCTAAATACCGGTAAATACGATTAACGTCTAATTTGGTGATTTCATACATTTCCAATATGCGCGGAATCTCGTCCTCTGTATACTGTTTTTTCATCGTCAAGAAAAACGCAAAGAGATCATTCTGGTCCATTGACAATTGAATACACAAATTCTGTATAAATAATTGGTTATTATATTCAGTGCTGTATTTCGTAAGCACCTTCGTAAATCGCACTTCCGTCGGATGAAACCGCGCCTTTTTCGGAAATGTTTTATGATACAAATGATGATTGTAAAATGTTTTAATAAGAGATGATAGCTCATTAAAAAGCCATATCTGGTTCTGGAATGTAATCCGGTCAAAATAGTCTGCTTGGCATATATTGTCAAGGACTAGTTTATAAAACGGCGCGGATACAGACACGGGCAATTTCTCTAGAACATCAATCACATTTTCGTGCCATAACAGACCGATTGTCGTGCGGTCCGTTTCATTGATGAGGACATTATGGTCGGATATCGGGTAGGACGTATTCATCAATTTTTCGGTTATTTTCTTGATATCCTCATTGTATGTGTTTGGTTGGAATATCGCGTGGAGTATATTATTCGCGAGTATCGTGTTTGACTTCTTACTCATCTCGGCCACTGCGCCGAGTTTGCGCAGATTTCCCTGGACGAAGGCAATGATGTTTTTACGCGTCGCCGCGTCAATATCCGGTATCGTCATATCAATGATGTGCGTCATTTGCGCAGGTGTCGGCGTCTTCAACTCGTATACATAACACACCTTCATCAGTTCTTTGATTTTCTTGTCAATGTGGTAATTCCCGATACATATAATGGGGTTCATCGTGATTTCCTCCTGCTTCTGCTTCTTCGTCTTTTTAGGCCGGATGAGCTTAATGAGCGATGTTATCCCGCCCTTGTCGCCGTTATTCATTCCGTCCAGTTCATCCATAACGACGACGATTTTCTGGACTTTCCGTTGGAAGATTGACATTATATTTTTATCGGAGATGTTGTGCTGGGTAATGGAGTCAATGATGGATTTGTTGCGTATATCCCCCGCATCGTATTTCACCATATCATAGTTTAGTTCTTTAAGTAGTCGGACGACGAATTCGGTTTTGCCGGCGCCAGGAGCGCCATAGATATAAATTCCCCTTTTAAATGTGAGGTCTGCTTTGTTTTTTTGGAAAGATGCTAGGAACTCGCGGATATTATGGTAGATGGTTTCACGTCCGAGGAAGTTTGTGTAATTCGTGGACGCAGTGGCGCCGATGCCGATGCCGATGCCGCTGCCGAGAGATTTTGAACCAACAATTTCCATTACACGAAATCACGCTATTTACACACAACTTTTTCTTTTTATATATTATAACCGAGTATATTCAGAAAATGGACGCAGTTCAACAGTTATTCGCGCCTCTTGATAAGGATTATTGCTTGCTCTTTTACTGGCTCACTGTCGTGAATTTTATTTTCTTGGCAGTGGCCGCATTGGGCTTCGTTTCGTCTCTCGTGCTCTTATTTAGGGGAAAAATCACGATAATGAGTGGCGTTTATTCGTTCTTGATGATTCTGGTATACGCCCTGATGTACTTCCAGAGCCGTCTCTTCTACTCCATGTGCGTCACCGGCAATATGAAGGTGGGTTCCTACGGATTCGGCAGCGCCCCATCTGATTCTCTCCCCGCAGTGGCAAAGGCTGCGTCGGGAGCCGCACCTGGCGCATACAGCAGCCTATAGGCGAATGCGAAGGCCCACACGCACGCACGCGAGGATGACATAAATAACTATTGTTTATGTCATTGTATTCATTGTATTCATTGTATTCATACGGTACACTTTAGTGACGCCGCACGCGATTTCTGTCCGTCCACGATACCCTCCCACGGAACATACGCTCCGTCTCCGGCAATATTAGAGAAAGTTGAAATCTTAATTTTTTCAAAGTTACCGCAGTCAGTCGCATCAGGTGCGAATGCTGCGAGTCCCAATCCATAAGTATCAACGCAACTGGTTCCCGCATCATTTAATGCCATCCTATCCGGGCATTTTGCGATTTCAGGCGGCCATTTCTGCGCGCTCTTGGACTTCCACAGCAAAATCGCGACAGTTCCTACCGAAATAACAAACGCGATGACAGCCAAAATCAGCACCATTTTCTGGATGGATAGACTGAAGAAATTGCTAAACGTCCCACTGCCGCCGCTTCCGGTAGCACCCGATGATGATGACGACGACGAACTTCCGAACGCGGACGAACCTAAATTTTTGGCGCTAGAAATAAAATCCATACTACTATTATATTCTATATAATTTATATATTCTATATAAATACTCTATATAAATACTCTATATAAATACCTGTATATAAATAGTATATAATCCATATATTCCATATATCCGTATAATGAACCGTTTTGAATATCGCACATTCCCCGAAGAAACGTTTATAGGGCAACCTAAAAACGGGCGTCTGGATATTGTCACCCCCCAAACGCAAGACCAGTTTGCCCTTTATGATAAAAACCCCGTTCATCAATGCGTCACCTATCGGGATGCCTTAAACGGCATCTGGGAGAACACGCCGCTCTCTAACGCATTCTTTAGCAAGGAGAATATGCAGATTATCCAGAACGGAATCCGCGCGGGTGTCTATCAGAGGTCGCGTGGGAAGTATGTTGTCGGCGAACAGGACTGCGATACCCTGCGCATCATTATGCGGACGATTTACCTCCAAAATTCGGCCAATGCGCCTACAGCCATCCGCGAACAGATTATAGAGTTAAATGAATTAGTATTTGAATATTGTGTTCCCCGGGTTCACGGTGAGGCAGAAGGATATATTCAGTATAAGCGTGATGTGAGTAATATGTATACTCCGATGGCTCGGCCGAATTTCTCGGATTACAAACACAAGACGCTGGAGTTGAAGCCGTGGTTTTGAAGTTCCACGAGGTGTTATTCAATATCCTGTTCCGTAGATACATAATAACCGTGGAATGGTTTATATAATGTTTTCATTGATAATGAAAATGTTTTATATTTTTTACATTCAGTTGTGTCATAACAATAATATTGACGGATTACATCAGTTGTTTTGTCAAAATCGCCTAGAGCTGCGTATTTGTTGTCATTTAATAAATATACGTATTTGTCACCAACCGCATAAGGAATGGATTCATAATTTCCATTCATCGGTGAATAAAATTTGCGAATAGTGTCATCATTTATGGCCGAAAATGAGTGAATGCCTTTTCCTACAAAGATGTATTTACCTTTTCCGGTTTGAAAAAGAATATTGTTACCTCGTTCAACTCCGCGTTTAAACCTCCAATAGGGGTCGTTATTTCCATTGTCGCCCAGAAATATTTCTTCATATTGAACGTCCATTAGCTTGGTATCTAACACGCCGCGATTTGTCGCTTCATTGAAACGATTGTTGTAAATCGTGGCACGTTTGCTACCGTAATCAAATACCACAAATGGGAACGCAGCATTATCATTGATTTCGTAGATGTTTTTAGGGCGTTCTAACTGCGCTCGTAAGACGTCGCTTTGAACGCATCGCAAGAAATTTGAAACTGAAATTGAACCTTTTGCTTTTTTGTATGAACACGCCTTCTTGGTGTCTTGTTTGACCTTATTTGTATTTCGTTTTCGGGTGCGTTTATACATAGTTATTTACATAAGATAAAGAAAAAGATTATTACAAATACATTTATTCGTATTATTTTTCACATTTACCTACCTACGACTTCTTCGCCACCACCATCTTCTTCTTCGTCGCCGCTCCTCCTCCTCCGCCCGACGTCGCCATACTCACAACACTAGCCTCCGCCGCAGCCGTCCACTTCTTATACTCGGTTTCCAATTCATCCAAGTCACGCGTCCATAATGCTTGAATCGTCGTATCTGCGAGTCCTTTATGCTGTGCGCGTTTGGAGTCACGCTCGGAGAGCAGGTGTCGGACATTCTCATCCGTCACACTATCCATCGGCATTTTCAGCAGGTATTTGAACTCGGCGTCGCCTTCAATGTGTTCGTATCCGTGTGCGGTCATCTTCGCGAATATCGCCTCCTTCGTCTGACGACGCAATTCCAACTTGTCGTCAAGCACTTCCTGGATATACCGGGCGCGGTTCGTGAGGACGCGCAGTTCATTCGCAAGTTGTGCCAGCATTGAGGCCTTCCTCTTGGCGTAAAGGGAAAGACGCTCCACGTAATAATCCTCAATGATATCGTAGATGTTCGCATATTTCCGCAACTTCTCGCGCGCGTCAAACAGGTTCATATTCGTCGTGCTTTGTGTCGTGAATAACCCGAGGAGCTTCTCCAGTTTGTTCGTCCCTGCGTCGGCATCCACGACCACTGCTTGAAGGTCCTTTGGTGTATGCGGATACGATGGGTGGAATGTGACGGTGATATCCACGACAGAGTCGGTGGACATGTCATTGTATTCTTTGAGGATGGGGACGCCGGCGCCGCCGGCCGCCTTGTCCTTACCCTTGTCTTTGTCCGATGCCGATGCTGCCGATGCCGCCGCCGGCACTTCCATCAGCTTCTCTAGGAACTCCTTATAATCATCCGTCCATGTTCCGATGGGGAGCTCGGTAATGCGGACTTTACGGTCGGCGATAATTTCATAGGTGCCTTTGATGAGGTATTTCGGCGAAGCTTCAGATGATATATTCTTAACGCCCCCCTTGAACCCCTTGAAATACGGATCAATGACGGGACGGTCAGCAGTCCCGCTGCCGCAATCCTTGAGCATCGCCCGAACATACGCGATGATTTGAAGTGGATTATGCGGCATAACATCGGTGCTGAATCCTGTTCCGATTCCCTTGCTTCCATTGACGAGAATCATCGGAATTGCCGGAGCATAGTATACCGGCTCTACCATTTGCCCGTCATCGTCTATATACGACAACACCGCGTCGTCTTCTTGGCGGTAGATGAGTCGCGTCAGCTTGTTAAGCTGGGTGAAGATATATCTTTCACTCGCGCTGTCCCGACCCCCCGCACCTCTGGTCCCAAACTGACCATTGGGTTCTAATAGATTGATATTGTTGCTGCCGACAAAGTTCTGCGCCATACCCACAATCGCCGCATTCAGACTCGCCTCACCGTGATGATACGCCGAGTGCTCCGAGACATAACCACTGAATTGCGCCACCTTGATTTCGGTTTTGAGCCCTCCCTTCTTGAAGGCCGCATACAGGATTTTACGCAGCGAGATTTTCAGCCCGTCCATCAAATTCGGGATAGAACGCTCATTGTCGTAGATGGAGAAGTGGATGAGACCGTGGTCTATGAACTCTTCATACGGAATCGTGGGCTTGGATGTATCAAGGAACGCCTCGCGCGAATAGCTCGCCAACCAGTCTTTCCGGTCATCCGCGCGCTTCTTGTTGAATGCCATATCAAGGCGGTCGTCACTGTCCTTTCCGGTATGAACGAATTCAACCATCTTCTTATTCGCGAAATACTCCTTGAACTCTTTCCCAGTGCTCGTGCCTAAACCTTTGTAATATTTGGTCGCCCATCCAGCAGGCACGACCTCTCCCGGGAATTGTTTCTTCCACGCATCAAATTCGCCGTCATTGTAGAAGAGGACTTCTTGCGCCCCGCGCCGCGCTTTCAGGATGGGCGTATTCATAAACCCGATGAATCCAGGTATCTTTGTCAGCGATGGCCACTCTATCTGGAAGAGGTTGATACCGAGACCCTGGATATGTGCGCCGTCTAAATCCTGGTCGGTCATAAAGAGGACCTTACCATAACGCAGCCGCGTGGCGACATCTGCGGGAGTATACGTCTTCCCCGCTTCCAATCCAAGGATTTGTTTGATTTCCGCAATCTCGCGGTTTTCTGCGATTCGTTTCGTCGTCTCGCCGTGGACATTGAAGAGTTTCCCCTTCATCGGGTAGACGCCGATGAAATTCCGGTCTTCCTTGCTTAAACCACTGATGATGCCCGCTTTCGCTGAATCACCCTCGCATAATATAATGGTACATTGCGCGGATTTGTCAGGTGACCCCGCATAGTTCGCATCCACGAGTTTGGGGATACCACGGATGGTGCGCGTCTTCGCGCCGTCGGTCTTCTTCGCGGCCTTCGTGTCTTTGACTTCGGTGAGCGCACACGCGGCATCCATCACGCCCATCTTCGCGAGTTTTTCAATGAACTCGTCGCTGACTTTACAACTAGAGCCGAAATTGGCGACGGCAGTGCCGAGCTCGTCTTTTGTCTGGCTGGAAAATGACGGATTATCAATATCGCAGCGGAGAAAGAGCATCAGTTGCTCCTTGATTGTATTTGGCTTGACATCTACTTTCTTCTTCTTCTTGATGAGTTCCGCGAGCTTCCTGACGATTTGGTTGGTGATATATTCCACGTGCTTTCCGCCCCTCGGCGTATAAATCCCGTTGACGAAGGAGATATGTGCGAACTCGTCGGTAGTCGTGAGGCATACAATGTACTCCCAGCGGGGGTCGGGATTCTCATAGATGCGCTTCACGGCGCCGCCTCCTACGCCTTCACCGCCGCCACTACCGCCCGCGCCCTTCGCGCCAATATACAAGTCAACATACTGCTGAAAATGCCTCACAGGAACGACTGCGCCATTGTATTTGACTTTCACGGTCTTGTCGGTAACTGCGGCAATGTCATAGGTGCGTTTCAGGAACAGTGCGACCATATCTGCCGTTAGGTTGTTGCCGGGCAGTCCGAAACGCGCGTAATCGGGGCGGAAGCTGACGCGAGTATAAGGCTTGACCTTGGTCTTCGTGACGATGGGTGGCACAATTTCCGTCAGGTTGTTCTTGAACTCTTGGGTGTATTTCAGACCGCGGATGTGATCCACCGTCTCCACACGTCCCCACACTGACCAAATGAGGACGAGTTTGAACCCGAATCCGTTCTTCCCGCCGACGATTTTCTCCTTCTTGTTCTCGTCGTAATTGGTGGATGTGCGAAGATGTCCGAAAATCATTTCAGGAATCCAGAGTTTATGTTCGGGGTGTTGGGCGACATCAATACCATTACCGTCGTTGGTCATATGAATCGTGCCGTCAACGGGGTCAATCTCTACTTCCAGGGTAGTGACGGGGAGTGCGTCGGGTTTGCCATCAGCGACGGCTTGGGCCTGACGGACAACGTGATCGCGCATATTTACCATACCTTCGTCAAAGAGCTTGTATAATCCAGGAATGTAGGTGATGCTGCGTCGGGTCAGTAGAGCAGGGGCGGCGGCGTCCCCGTTTGTGGCTGGTGCTACGGCGGGGGAGTCCATAATATATTCCATCGTCTCCGTAGGTTCAATCGTTCCAATATAAGTGTCTGGTTTCTTGAGAATGTGTTCGCGGTCGGTCATCTTCTGATATTTCTGGAGGTCTTCGGCGGCGGCGGCGGCGGCGGCACCGCCGGCAGATTTAGAAGAAGCTTTGGGTGGCATTGCGGGACGTAAACGGTCGCTGGGTGCTGTATATGACGAATATAGGTTTAAATTACAATCAATTTTATTTTGCGGAGAATATGTATCGTTAACGACACACCGCCACCGCCGCTCACCCGCCGACTCCGCTCCGCTCCGTTCGCTATGGCTGCTCCACGCTATCGCACCACCTACGGGATGGGTCTAACGTGTAATGATATTTACCGCATCGGTGACGCACTCGTTCAATATGATGCTTCGGGAACCCCCATTGTTATTAATGACCCGGCCCGCGTTCCGTATTACAAATGCCCCACCACGACGAATCCTACTGCGGGAATGGCGACATCCACGAATAACACGAATATAACAAAGAAGATGCGTTACGCGCAAGATATCCGGGTTGCCACCGAAACCAAAAATGTGAAAAAGGTATATGCGGTGAATAATCTGAACCGGTTTGGGAGGTGGACGGGGGCTCCTGGTGGGTTTGGCGCGCCGGTGACGAACTCATTCTAATGAATGAATGAATGAATGAATGAATGAATGAATGAGTGGATGAGTGAACGAATCCGCGATATTTTCTAATGTTAGTTTATAACGAGAGATTTAGTAAAATGGTGAAACGTTGCGACCGAAGTGATGATGGTTACTACCACATGCACGGCAAGAAATACGAAATGTTGGAGGGGTCTCGCGCCCAAGTGTGGCACGGAACTGCCTACAAGACCCCCGGTGGTCTCTGCCGCTCCGAGCTGATTTTTAATAAGCACGGCCGTATTGTGTCCGCAAAGAAGCACGTCACTGCCAAGAAGGAGAACCGTCTGCGTAAATATGGCTACACTGCTCGTAAGGGCAAGTTTGGCGCCATTAAGATTAGCTCTAAAACGGGTAAGCGTAGCCGTCTCGTGAATACCCCCAAGAGGCGTTAAAGCCGCCCCCGTGCCCGTGCCCGTGCCAGCGCACTGTAATAATAATATTATTATCGGATGTTATAATAGTATTATAACGTTATAATAGTATTATAATCGGAGGTTATTCGTATGTTCACAAATAACAACATTATTGTCGGTTATATTTTAGATTTCTTGAAACAGAACAAAATATGGGTTGCTATAACGATTATAACAACGCTGATATGTAACCCCATTGAGATGATTGTATTGTCCGATCTATTCTCACATTTTACAAGCGCCGTCAATAAACTTCAATATCAAAATTCAATTACGATTCTAATGAAGATTGCCGGATTAAGCGTGTTCGTAGATACCGTGTATATGATTAGCAATTATTACGACAAGATTTATTATCCAATGATGGAGAAATTTATACGGTTCTCATTGATTGACGTCATCTTCAAGAATATTGAGGTGAACTATGAAAAAGAAGACATCTCAAATCACATCATCAAAACATTGAAGATACCGAATACAGTGACGTCATTTACCGGCCGGTTTATTTACTGGGTTGTTACATTTGTGCTTACTACAATCGTAATTCTCGGATATATACTGTATTTGGACCCACTGATTGGAGCAATGACGCTACTTGTATTTGTATTGTTTTTCATCGCGTATTATTACATCTTAATGGATACGAAGAACACGTCGGAACAACGAGAAAACGAAGAGAAGAATTTGATGTCGAACATTGATGACGTATTGAGTAATTCTATTAGTATTATATGTACTAAGAAAATCAAAGATGAAAAGGAATTCTTGACGAATAAACACAATATATACGACGAGACGCACGAAACTCAACTATGGAGCTCATCCAAGGGAGGGTACGCGATGTCTATCATTATTACAATCATACTTGTTGCTTATGTATACGTTCTTCTTCGGTTGTATAAAAATCATAAAATTGACAGCAATACCACAATAAAGGTCATCATCATTATGTTGTTTTTCGTTCGGTATATCAAGACATCGTCACAAGGAAGTATTCGTGTCATTGCGGAGTATGGCAAGCTTGCCGAAAATGAAATGGATATTCGCAATCTTTTAGTGGATAAGGCGGAGGCGACCGGACATAAAACAGATATACCGATTACGGGGGATATTGAGTTTAAAAATGTGTCGTTTAGATACGCGGCACCGACAGTAGGGAAGGGGACGCCCGCGGGAGACGGCGGCGCGGCGGGAGACGGCGCGGTCGGCGAAGACCTCCCGAAAACCCTTGACAACGTCTCATTTAAAATCAACCCGCGCGACCGTGTCGCCATTATCGGAACAAATGGCAGCGGAAAATCCACTATTATAAAACTGTTATCCGGGTTTTTCAAGCCGAGCGATGGGCAGATTCTCTTTGACGAGGAAGATAGTCGCAATATTAACCGCGAATACCTGCGAAGCAAACTATCAATTGTGTCGCAAAAGGTGGTGTTATTCAATCGGTCGGTGCTGGATAATATATGCTACGCGACCAATACGCCGAAAGAAGAAGTGGTCAAAATCCTGGACCAACTTAAAATAATGAACGTGTTTAAGAAACTGCCGCAGGGACTGGATACGATGGCGGGGGCGAGAGGCGAGAAATTGAGCGGTGGTCAACGCCAGATTATTTACTTATTGCGGAGCTACTTGAGTAACAAACCTATCACGATTATGGATGAACCGACCGCTGCGGTGGACGCGTTTCATAAGAAGTATGTCATCCAGATGATGGATGAAATGGCGAAAAAGACCACGATGATTGTGGTGACACACGACTCTGAATTCGCGGCTTCGTTTCATAAAAAGATATACATTGAAGGCGGAAAAATTGTCTCACGGTAGTGTAGTGTAGCGTAGCGAAACCGAGCGAAACCGAGCGAAACCGAGCGAAACCGAGCGAGCGATGTTACTAATCATCACCAGAAATAAACCTAATAATGTGAACCAACTGGCGCAGATATATGATACATTCAAGAGACGAAACATACCATATGAAATCGTAGCGAAATGCGACCCTGCGATAATACGGCGTAAAGATGTATGTGGTTTGATTATTCCCGGTTCGCGGTATCGCATTCATCCTGACGAACCACAGGATGAACTAGAATTAGAACTGTATTATCTGTTCCATTTTCCAAAATTACCCGTGCTAGGAATATGCCACGGTTGCCAATTTTTAATGTCGTATTACGGGGGCGACCTTATTCCATACAATAGTTATTGGAATAAGGATGTAAAAGTTGAACTCTCAAGTGATCCGATATTTCATTGTAAAGAAAACACCCGAAAAGTAGATGCGTATGTCTATTTCCACGACCTCCCGGTGATGACGCCCGACGCCAAGAAAGCAGGTGTCCGAGAGATTGCGTGGTTTCGCGAGTTCCGCGATGGTAAACGCCACGCGGCTGCGTTTGAATTTGAAAAGGGGCGTGTCTACGGATTTATGTTTCATCCCGAGGCGAAGAAGGAGACACACGCGATTTTATATAACTTTTATGACAACATCGCGGCCTCCGCGGCCGCGGCCTCGTCGTCGTCGTCGTGCGCGTCGTCGTCGTGATACGACGCCGTGTCATCCACCGCCCACCACTTTATCGTAATCATCCCGTTATCGTCCAAATACTCGGCGTATTCCTCCACGAAATACTTCTCAAAATACCGTTTGCTAATAATGCGCCGCTTTGCCGCCAGGTAGCACTTCCCGCAATAATACTCGTATGCGTTGTATAACGGTTGGGGGAATGAGAGATTCAGTGCGACGCAGTGGTCGCGGAATTGTTCTAGGTATTCGTTGATTTCGGCGGTTTTATTCCACAGCGCGCACCCCACATTTAGGATATATTTATCGTCTTCAATAATGACATCGGGGTAGAAATGACGGAGTATGCCGAGAAGAGTGGTATCCGAAGCGGACGCGGACGCGGCGGCGTAGTCCTTGAATAGTGTTGAAAGTTCATCAATTTCCAACTCTATTTCTGTATCATTGACGACACAATTCTCGCCCCAAAATTGGCGGAACTGGCTCACGACGGGGAGGTAGCGACTGGTGCGGTGGGGGAATGCGTCCGACGCCGTCGACCCGGCATACTCCGCCAGCTTCGCCCGCAATGTCGCGGCAAAAAACATCGTTGGCAAACGAAACTCCGAGAGATACATCTTCCACAGATACAACATATTCGTCATTGAAATCTCGTGGTCGGCGGATGCGGGCTCCGTCGCGTATTCTACAAACTCGCTAATGATTTGCGGGTCGGTTCGTTCACACAAAAAACGAGCGTGGGTGCCGACTTCCGGTGTCTTACAATGAAGGCGCAAGAAATCATCAGCACAGCCGAACCGGTGCGAATAATGCGCGGCAACACAGAATAGGTCAATGACGGCGGATTTCAATTCGGGGAGGTGCGAGAGACGGAGAAGGGACGACGCAGACGCCGACGCGGACGCGGACGCAGACGCAGCAGTCGCGCTGGCGTAAATATCCACAATCCGACAATCCTTATACTGATGTTCGTAATATTTGAACTTGAATACGGTGGAAAACGCGCCGGAGTTCAGCCCGAAGAGTCCACCCGCCTCCGCGCCGAGGTCCTTGATGAATTCTTTGGCGACGGGGGGAACGAAGTAGACGAGAGCGGACGCGGACGCGGAACCGGACTTCTTTAGGAGAATATCGCCGAGGATGGTGAGGAAATACTTGGCGTGATCGCGGGTGCGGAAGAGCGCGGGGTAGAGGAGCCCGATGACATTCTGGATGGTGCGGGATTCGGGGATGGAAGAGAGAATATCGCGGGATTGGATACTCTTGATGATTTTGTTTTTAATCTTATACTTAACGCTCGTGCTAATGCTCGCACTCGCTATGCTCGTGCTACTCGCTATGCTCGTGCTACTCGCTATGCTCGTGAACGCACCACCATACGAGGCGACTGATGAGGATGCGGAGGTGCCTTTGGCACCGGAGGCTTCCGAGACAGGCGCCGAGACAGGCGCCGAGTCTGCGGAAGCACCGAAGGTGCTGGGTGCGGACGAGGTGAAAGAGGTGAAAGAGAGAATCCTGTGATGAATCTCATCCTCGTGTATCAACGAATATCGGACCTGATTATTATACGTGAAATACAACTCGGATGCTGGACAATAGAAATATTTGGTCTTGTTTAGAAATGTCTCGGTTATTTCGTCGGCGGTGACTGCGAGAGATTTCTTCCGGGTTTCTCGTTCGGCGTGCGCGGTCTGGTAGTTTTTGATGGATTGCGGGAGCTGGGTTTTCACGTAGGCGTGTATTCGTTCAAGGATATACTCGTTGCCGGGGATGGCTGCGTTTGTATTCCATATCTCCGAGAGAATGGCGATGGTGTCGGGGAGGGAAGCGGGAGCGGAAGCGGGAATATTTGTAGTGGGGGCGGATGACATTTGGTATTTTAAATTTATGAATATAAATAAACACGATAATTCATTTATATTGTTATGGCGTTTGAATACCCACAAGTAATTTATTTTGATATTACCAATGATGATAGTGATATTTCGTTAGAACAATCGGGTCACACACAATAACAACAAGCATATAACTGGAGTAATCAAAGAGGTTCTAGTGGGGTTGTTTATGTCAATAGTTCCTTAACATTATGTATTAAATTGATAGTATATCCAGTATCAGGGGACGATACTATAACTGAAACATTAACACAAAAATACGAAAATGAAGTAAGACTTCAATCTATTTCAAGTGAGGTTGGGTTTGCTCCAACAATTCATAGACACTTCCATACACAAATTACGATAAATGGAACACAATATGACGTATATGTTATTGTTATGGATTATTTGAACCCCTCGGAATGGCGCAATATACTTCCGAAAGAATTAACCCAAGCTATGATACAAAGTTTTGTTAAGAGGACAGGATTATATAACGACGTTGATCCATATAATCATTTTTATGAAAAGACAAATCGCGAAGGGAAACGGCAAATATTTATGATTGATTATGGACACGTTAAAAAATGTATAGACCAAAAACCTAAATCAACAGTAAATAGTTGTATTCACAAAATGTGGTCAAAATTCACACAAGGAGGCACCAAACCGAAAAGGAATAAATACAAATCATACAAGGGTGTTAAAAAATATTCATTACGGAAAAAGAAGAAAACAATAAAAATATTCAACAAGTATAAGTGAAAGCACTAATATGTCTAGCGTTCAGTCGTTATTACACGTTGGCGATATTATCGGATTTTGGACTCAATTTGGACGAGAAGGAGCAACCGCCACGAGAAATTTCCGAGGTATAACCAGTTGTAAAATAGCCGTAATTTTATACATTATCTTGTGTATAATAAAATTTGAAAAGAATCCGGATTTTATAGTTCATTATAATGCGCTGTTGTCTGATATGATATTTAATAAAATAATACCTAACAGATTATATAGTTATTTCATTTCTCAAACAAACTTATCACCTGATAATTTTACAGTGCTGGACCAATCAAATTTTCACGATATCATAAGAATATGTAATATTTTACCGGTAGGACTTTATGATATAACTAGTAGTGTCATAAAACATTATTTTTTGATTGTAAAATTTTCTGAAAGTGACTATAGTATTATTTCGGCTTATGGTAATGAAAGGATACAAGTGGAATTAATCGAACATCCAATTACATTAGAATTATTGACACAGTTTGTAACTAATGTAAATACCGGCAATATTCAATATGTTAGAAATTTTATTTTACATTATTTTTTAAATGATACCCAAACGTACATCGGTGAAGTATCAAGTTATGTCGGACAATTACAATTGTATTATTTCCATAATCTAGTAGGTCAAATTGAAACGACCATTAACAGTCATACCGGCGGTGGTGGACATAAAAAACGAAAATGTATGTCATTGACAAATAAACGCTGCCGTAAATACAGGTATTCCTCCCGCCACCGCTCTTCCACCAAACGCACCACCCGCCGCACCCGTCACCGTCGGCGTTAACCAAACCCATTATTTTTGCTAGATTGCGGAAAAAATAATGGAATAACCGATTTAGCGCCTGCGCGAAAGCTTGCGACGGTTCTTGGAGCCGCAATTCTTGCGAGAACGGCCGCCCTTCTTGCTTTTTTTGGCAGGTTTCTTTTGGCTACGACGCTTGGAACGACGGCCGCCGCCGGCTGCGGGTTTGCCGCCTTGGGTTTCGGCTGCGGCCTTGGCTGCGTCTTGGACGGATTTTTGGTTTAATATCTCTAGTGTGAGTGCTGTTCCGGCAGCTACAGCGTCTTTTGTTGGTTTTGGTCCTGTTACTCCTGTCGCTGCTGGGGCTACTCCTGCCACTGTTTGGTCTACTTCTGCCACTGTTTGGTCTACTCCTGTCGCTGCTGGGGCTACTCCTGCCACTGTTTGGTCTACTCCTGTCACTGTTTGGTCTACTTCTGCCGCTGCTTGGTCTACTCCTGCCGCTGCTGGGACTACTCCTGCCGCTGCTTGGTCTACTCCTGCCGCTGCTGGGACTACTCCTGCTGCTGCGGCTTCTTCTTCAGGGGTCTTACCCCCTCTCATAATCTTTCTTTTATTATTATTCTTACGACTAACCTTACGACTAACCATCTTTCTTATCGTCTCTTATACATATTCTCAATATTTTATTCTTCAA